AGATGATTCAAACATAGGTATTTCTTTCGCAACAAAAGGAACTGGAGTTATTAAAGCTGAAGACGGCGGTGGAACAGTTTCTGCAGTTAAAATTGCAGGGAAAGAAACTATTTGGGTTCCCGCAGTGGCTATGTATCCTAACTCAACAAATGGATGCGCAGATTTAGCTCAAACAGAATTATCAAATGGACCTGAACTTAAAACTTTAGATTTCGACAAAAGCTCTGATGAGTTTGCACAGTTTGCTGTTGCCTTTCCAAAATCTTGGAATGAAGGCACAGTAACTTTTCAAGCATTTTTTACAGCTGCTTCAACAAACACAGGTACAACAGCATTTGTTTTACAAGGTGTTGCATTAGCTGACAATGGAGATTTAAATACTGCATTTGGAACAGCAGTAGGACCAACAGCAAAAGCTATGAGTGGAACATCAAACGATTTAGCAGTTACAGCAGAAAGTGGAGCAGTTACTATTGCAGGCTCGCCTAGCACAGATGAGTACGTTTTCTTTCAAATATCAAGAGACGTATCAGCAGATAGTTTAACAGCTGACGCAAAACTATTAGGGATTAAATTATTCTTTACTACTGATGCTGCTAACGACGCATAATAGGAGGAATACGTGAAAGACTTAAAACCAGGATCCTTTGAAATAAAAGGAAATAAAAAAAGAAACACTAAACCAAAAACTAAAAGTTTTGGTTATCAAGTATTAGGTTTTGGTTCTGGCGGAGCCGGACCAAAATTTGTAGCTGCTACAGGCGGTTGTGTAGCAACATCTGGAGATTTTAAAATTCATACATTTAACAGCCCAGGAACTTTTTGTGTAAGTTGCGCTGGTAGCATAGGTGGATCAAATTCAGTTGATTATATAGTAGTTGCTGGTGGCGGTAGCGGAGGTGGGGGACCATCTTCAGTTGGCGGCGGAGGCGGCGGAGCAGGAGGCTATAGAGAATCAGGAGGACAAGCTTCGGGTTGTTTCACTGTTTCTCCATTAGGTTCATGCGTTGCTGCTGTTCCAGTATGTGCACAAGGATACCCAGTTACAGTTGGTGGCGGAGGATCTGGTGCACCAGGAAATGGAAATTCAGGATCAAATTCAGTTGCTCTTGGAATAACTTCTGCTGGAGGCGGTGGCGGAGGAGATTATCCTTACCCTGTAAATGGAAATCCAGGTGGATCTGGCGGCGGAACTGGAGGAGGAATTGGTACACCATCACCAAGTCCTAGTATGATTGGATTAGGAAACCAACCTCCTGTATCACCACCACAAGGAAGCAATGGAGGAGAAGTTCATGGGCCCGGAGGCGGAAGCCAAGCTGGAGCTGGAGGTGGCGGAGCTACACAGGTCGGCGGTAATGGCGGTTCACACGGTGATAACGTTAGAAATGGAGGAGCTGGAGGCACTTCATGTATTACAGCATCTCCTACAGGAAGAGCTGGAGGCGGCGGAGGTGGATCTGGAGTAATTCCAGTAGGTGCTGCGGGAAGTGGCGGACCTGGAGGCGGCGGAAATGGCGGCGGACAAGCGGGATCAACAAATAAAGGCGGCGGAGGCGGCGGTGGAAATCATAGCGGTCAAGCAGGAGCTGCTGGTGGATCTGGCGTAGTAATTATAAGGTACAAATTTCAATAATATGGCACACTTTGCAAAAATATCTGAGGAAAACGTAGTGTTACAGGTTTTAACACTTGCAGATAAAGATTGTCAAAATGCAGAAGGTGTTGAAACAGAATCTGTTGGACAAGCTTATTTAGAAACACATAATAATTGGCCTGCAAATTTATGGATTCAAACATCTTATAACACGCAAGCTAATCAACATTTAAATAGTGGCACACCTTTTAGAGGTAATTATGCCGCTATTGGTGGAACATGGGATTCTGAAAATAACATATTTTGGCATCCAAAAAAATATGCAAGTTGGGTAAAAAATACAACAACAGCTTCTTGGGAATCTCCTTTGGGAGCAAAACCTACACTAACAACAGAACAAATTAATGAAAATAAAGATTATTTGTGGAATGAAACAGGACAATCTTGGGATTTAAAACAATGGAGTGTTGAACAAGGAACTTATATAGACGTTTAATTAAAAATAGTATATATTATAGAAAGAATGAAATACATAAAAGAAAGAATTTTTCCAACTAACATATATATATTGGATGATGTTTTAGATCAAAAAAATATTAACAATATTAAAGACAATGTGTATTTATTGTATAATAAAAGTAAATCAGATCTTTGGCAATCAAAATCAGGACTACACAAAAAACTTGAATATAAAAACTTGTGTAAAAAAATTAAAGATTTAACAAAAATAATTTTTAAAGACCACAACTATTGTTATGACTCGTTTGACATAACGGGTATGTGGGCAGGTATTTTAAAACCTAAAGAATTTCACGAACCACACACTCATTCAAATTGTATTTTAAGTGGAACTTTTTATCTTGAGTCTGATGGAAAAAGTCCAATTTGGTTTTGTGATCCAAGACCTGTTGGTGGAGTACTGCCCGATGTTAAAGAACAAAACATCGATAATTCTACTTTATGGTATTACCCTTCTATAGAAAATAGATTAATTATTTTTCCATCTTGGTTGCAGCATTATGTTCATACAGTAAATTCTAACAAAAATAGAATTGCAATTTCTTTTAATATAATGTTAAAAGGTACTATAGGTTCTCACGCACAATTAAATTATATGTCTATATGAATGATATAAAGAAAACAAATTTTTTTGAATTAAGTATGTATGAAGGCAAGATTAAAATGCCTAAAGGATTTGAAATAAATTCAGATGTTTTAATTAGTAAACTTTTTCAAGAAAACTTATTAGACAACAAATTTAGATCTTCAAAAGAATTTGATAAATTAAATTCTTACATTATAGAATACATGTATATTCAATATCAATTACCTTTTCGATTCTTAAAAACATGGGGAGATTATTACAAGTCAAAAACAATAACCAAACCACTAAGACAATTTAATCCATCTTTTCCTGAAGAAACAGGAAACTTAGTTGCTTTATATGGAATAGATGTTTCAAATTGTTTTATTAGATTACAATATGCAGATAGTAAAGATATAAAATGTAGCGAGGTAATTGAACTTAAAAAAAATAATTTTGTTATTTTTCCAGCTAATTTTGTTTATCAAATATCTTCTTTTCAAGAAAAAAATTTTAATTTTATACAGACTATAATTTACGATGCTTTCTAATTATTTAATTTTTAAAAGTGCTTTAACAAATAAATTTTGTGATGAAATAGTAAAATATTCTTTATCTCAAAAAGATAACATAGCTGTAACTGGCGGTTATGAAAAAAAATTGTCTAAAGAAGATTTAAAAAAATTAAAAACTGTTAGAAATTCTAATATAGTTTGGCTTAACGAAAACTGGATATATAAAGAAATTCATCCTTTTTTAATTGAAGCAAATAAAAAAGCAGGATGGAACTATAATTGGGATTATTCTGAAAATTGTCAATTTACAAAATATAAAATAGGTCAATACTATACTTGGCACACAGATACTATTGCTAATACTCCTAATGGTAAGGTAAGAAAAATTTCTATGTCTTGTGTATTGTCAGACAGTGACGAATATGAAGGGGGAGAGTTTGAATTTGATTTTAGAAATTACAACCCTAATATGAGGGATGAATATAAACATGTTCATAAAATTAATAATAAACTGCCCAAAGGTTCTATAATAGTGTTTCCTTCTTTTATATGGCACAGGGTAAAACCAGTAACATCAGGTACAAGGTATTCACTTGTATCTTGGCATGTTGGAGATCCTTTTAAATAATGCTGTACCCAACCTACGTAATTGATAATTTTTTTCCTAATCCTGATGAGGTAGTTAAATTTAGTAAAAGTTTAGATTTTAAAAGAGATACTAATTTAGGTAAATGGCCTGGAGAAAGAACAGAATTAATGCACGAAATTAATCCAAGGTTTTTTCAATATACAACTAAAAAAATCTTAAGTTTAATATTTTCTAATAATTTTCCAAACGTAAACTGGGACGCACAACAATATTTTCAAAAAGTTCCTTGTGATAAAGATGTAAAACAAGGTTGGGTGCACAATGATTCAGATTATCAATTGACAGCTATTGTTTATTTATCAAAACATAAAGGTTGTGGAACTTCTATATATCAAAAAAATGATTTTTTTACTACAAGTAAAAATTATAGAATAAAAGAAGAGTATTATTCTCAAAACAAAAAATTTGATAAAAGATACTATCAAGCTTTAGAAGAAAATAATTCTTGTTTTACTAAAACTATAGAAGTTGAAAGTGTGTATAACAGACTAGTATTGTTTGATGGTGCACAGTGGCACGGAGTTAATGGTTTTTATGATAAAAATATTTCTGAAGATAGACTAACTTTAATAACTTTTTTTCATGACATAAGTGGATATAATTTAAAATTCCCTGTGCCAGAACTGAATAGGATGTTATAATGAAAATAATAATAGTGGGCGGAGGAAGTGCTGGTTGGATGACAGCAGCAACTTTACAGTCTCAATTACCAAAAGATAAAATAACTTTAATAGAATCAAAAAATATATCCATTACAGGAGTTGGTGAAAGCACTATAGGAGGAATTAGAGATTGGACACGTCTATTAAAAATAGAGGATAAAGATTTTATGAAAGACACTGATGCTAGTTATAAATTATCAATTAAGTTTACAAACTTTTATAAAAAAAAATCACAGTTTCACTATCCTTTCGGTGTTCCTGAAATTAAAGAAAATACTGCTACTTTAAATGATTGGTGGTTTAAAAAATTATTTAATCCAAAAACACCTAATTCAGATTATGCAGACTGTATTTTTCCAACACAAATGGCTCACGTTAATCAAAATAAATTTGATACGAGTTTAGAATCTGCGTTTCATTTTGATGCAGTAAAGTTTGGTATCTGGTTAAGGGACAATCGTTGTAAAAAAGTAAAACACATAATTGATGACATCGTATCTATTGAACAAGATAAGAATGGAATAAAGTCACTAAATAATAAATATAAGGCAGATTTATATATAGACTGCACTGGGTTTAAATCTTTACTTCTAGATAAAACTTTAAAAGAACCTTTTGAGTCTTACACTGATATGTTGCCTAATGATTCTGCTTGGGCTACAAGAATAAAATATAAAGATAAAAGAAAAGAACTAGTTCCTTATACCAATTGCACAGCTATTGAAAATGGTTGGGTGTGGAATATACCTTTGTGGTCTAGAGTTGGAACAGGTTATGTGTATTCAAGTAAATTTGTAGATGATGAAACAGCATTAAAACAATTTAAAAAACATCTTGGTCAAGAAGATTTAGAATTTAAAAAATTAAAAATGAGAGTTGGAATTCATAATCGATTGTGGGTTAAAAATGTGGTTGCTATTGGTTTATCCGCTGGATTTATAGAACCTTTGGAAAGTAATGGGTTATTTACTGTTCATGAATTTTTATGGCATTTGCTTAGAAGTTTACGAAGAGGTAAAGTAACTCAATGGGAAAAAGATAATTTTACTTATCGATGTAAAAAAACTTTTAAACAATTTTCTGAATTTGTAGCAATGCACTATGCCTTATCTGTTAGAGATGATACTGAGTATTGGAGAAATTGTTTTAATAAACAATGGTGTGATAAATTGATTAATTTACAACAAGACCATCTTGTAGGATTTCAAACCATAGCTTATGATAAAATGCACAAATTTCATTTTAATGAAAGAGGTGGCATGCATTGTATAGCAGCAGGAATGAATTGGTCTCCAACAGATATAACCAGTTTAATATATACTAATTACAGAAACATAGAAAATATAAAAAAAGATTGGGAGCCTGCGATTAAAAGATTAAATGATAGAAAACAAAATGCAATAAAACAAACAAAAAACAAAATTAATTTATTTGACTATTTAAAAAAAAATATTTATACATAAAAACGAAAGTATGAAAAATTACAACTATTTTAATGTTCCTATTTGGGTAGAACAAAAACCTGAATTTGTTAAATCATTAATAAATTCTTCTAATAAATATATTACTAACGCTAAAAAAAGAAATAAAGAGCACATAAAAAAACATGGAGATTTTGGAATTAGTCATCACTCCACAACCTTGCTTCTTGATAATAATTTTATTGATTTTAGAGATTACGTTGGTGAGAAGTCGTGGCAATATTTAGATCAACAAGGATATGATATGTCTAAATATCAAATAATGTTTTCAGAATTATGGGTACAAGAGTTTGCTAAAAAAGGAGGCGGACACCACAATGCTCACATACACTGGAATCAACATGTTTGTGGTTTTTATTTTTTAAAATGTAGCAACAGCACCTCTTATCCAATTTTTCATGATCCTAAAACTGGAGCAAGAACTACAAAATTAGACATGAAACCAAATATAAAAGGTATCTGGCCTGGGCATGATTTAGTTCACTATTTACCACAACCAGGAACATTAATAATTTTTCCAGGTTATTTAGAACATGAATTTTCTTTAGACTATGGTAAAGAACCGTTTAGATTTATACACTTTAATATACAAGCAGTTCCTAAACAAATGGCTAAAGATGTTTAAAAAAAACAAATACAAAATTATTAAACAAGCTATTAGTAAAGATTTGGCTTTATATTTGTATAATTATTTTACAATAAAAAAACAAGTATATGATACTTTTTTACAACACAAATATATTTCACCTTATGAAACAGCTTTTGGTTGTTATGAAGGTAAAGATGATCAAATTCCAAACACGTATTCTAATTATAGTGACATAGCTATGGAAACTTTAATGTTAAAATGTCAACCTCAAATGGAAAAGATAACTGGTTTAAAATTATATCCTGCTTATACTTATGCAAGAATATATAAAAAAGGAGATGAACTTAAACGACATAAAGATAGATTTAGTTGTGAGATATCGACAACTATGAACCTTGGTGGTGATGACTGGCCAATATATCTAGAACCATCCGAAGAGGTTGGTAAGAAAGGCCGTAAAGTAAATTTAAAACCAGGGGATATGTTGGTGTATAGAGGTTGTGATTTAGAACATTGGAGAAATAAATTTAAAGGCACAGAGTGTGTGCAAGTTTTTTTACACTATAATAATTCTAAAACACCCGGGGCAAAAGAAAATATTTTTGATAACAGAAAACATGTAGGATTACCTTCTTGGTTTAAAGGAGTAAGGTGAATATAGCAAACCTAATATTACATAAGAAAAATTTTTTAACTTCTAAACAATGTAATTTATTAATAAAATATTACGAAAATAATAAATATAGAAAAATTAAAGAACATTGTTTACATGCGGTAACAGGTCTTAACGTTCAATCAACTTTTGATGTAATTGATATAGAGTACGCAACAAAAGAACAAAAACTTGTGTCTTCAGCAATTGAAAAATTAATAAATTTATATCATAAACATACAGATAAATTAAAAATATTTCACATATTAAAAAGAGACAGCATGTTGTATTCTCATAAGTTACGATTAATGAAATATGAAACTGGTAGTTGGATACACCCACATATAGATCACATACCACATATATATGGATCATGTACTTTTAATTTAAATGATAATTATAAGGGGGGTGAGTTTGTATTTTTTAGAGGAAAGAAAAAAATTAAATTAAAAAAAGGAGACGCATTAATTTTTCCAGCTGGTTATGAATGGGTTCATGAAGTAAAACCAATTAAAAAAGGAACAAGATATAGTACTAATTGTTTTTTACAAGATCTTCCAACTTCAATATTATCTCAATTAAATAATATACAATCCTCTCTGTGTGAAAACTATAGATTTGATCCATTAGATGGTGAAAAATACAATATAAAATGAACATTACAAATATAGAAAGTATAGATTTTAAAGCGATTCCAATTAAAATATATACCACAGATTTTTTTATTCCTACAAATGAAATAGAAAATTTAAAGAAAATATGTTCTTATAAAAACAGATCAGATGACAATGTTAGATTATCTAAAAATATGAATGTATTAAAACATAAAAAATTAAACAATTTAAATAAATTGTTTAAAAAAGTATCTGATCATTATCATAAAAAAGTTCTAGGTTTAAAAAATAATTTTGTTATGACAAGTAGTTGGAGTAGTTTAGCTAAAAAAGGAAACTGTCATCATACTCATAATCATCCTAACATTATTTTTAGTTTAATTTATTATGTTACAAGTAATAATGGTAAATTGGTAGTTGGAAACACTAAATCTTCTATACAAGAAAATTTAAATTTTGATTATGATATTAATGAATATAACATATACAATTCTTCTAATTGGATTATAGAACCTAAAAAAGGAAATATAGTAGCTATTTTAGGAGATTTAACTCATAGAACATTGCCTCACGAGGGGGATCAAGATCGCATAATTATAGGTGCAAATTATTTTTTAGATGGCAATATAGGCCTTTATAAGGATCGTTATTCTGCTTTCAAAATAAAAACCTCTAGTATATAATGCTGGAATTATGCTACAAAAAATAGGTTTCGCACCCGGTATAAACAAACAAATCTCAGAAACTACAGCAGAGAACCAATGGGTAGATTGCGATAATGTTAGATTTAGATATGGCTCACCTGAAAAAATAGGTGGTTGGAATCAACTAGGTAACGTTAATGAAAATGAGTTAACTGGTGCAGGCCGTGGACTTCATCACTATGTCAATAGTTTAGGTAGAAGATACGCTATTATCGGTACAAATAGAATTTTATATGCATATTCAGGGGGTGTGTTTTATGACATACATCCTATTAAATCTACGACAACGCTTACAAGTGCATTTAGCACGACTAACGGATCACCAACTGTTACAATAACTTTCTC